CACCTGTACGGTCTGCCCACGCTGCACTCAATACCCTGTTGCAGGGTTCTGGTGCCGTGGTCAGCAAGTACTGGATGATTCTAGCAGACATCAATCTTCGTAAGTCATTCGGTAACAAGGTCAAGCAACTAGCGTATGTGCATGACGAGTTACAGTTCTCCTGTCCCGCAGACATTGCAGATGCGGCAGGCAAGATCATCACCGATTCTGCAATAGAAGCGGGTACCAGACTTGGAATCAAAATGCCTATCAATGCCGAGTTCAACGTCGGAAACAACTGGGCAGATACTCATTAGTGTTGGTTTCTTTGATTTTTCAAAGTATCAAGGCTGGTGGGGAAAGCTAACGCAGCTTGTTGGTAGAAGTAAGATAACACATGTTGCTCCTATTTTTAACTATACAACGCCAACAACGGTGACATTAACCGTTGCTGATGAAGCAAGGCTTCACAAGCTAAAGCTGTTTAGTGATTGCCTAGTAGAAGAAGTTCCATTCCACTATATGAATGTCGACTTAGATCTTTTGATGGATGCTGCAAGCGGCTACGCGGATACGACGGTGTGGGATGCTGTCTTCTACTACTTTATTGGAAAGTATCTTGGTCTTACACGGCCTCGCAACTGTACGACATTCGTGTGTTCACTGCTTGGCTTGCCAGAGTTCTGGCATCCAGTGGATCTACATAGGTATATGAAAGGATTGAAATGATCGTTGTGTTTTTTGCTGGAAAGGCCAGGGTTGGTAAGACAACTGCGGCAAATCTACTATCGAAGTTTGCCAAGAAGCATGACATGAACCCAGTCATTCTTCCTTTTGCAAAGGCAATCAAGGACGCAGCCGAGATGGCTGGGCTGTCCAAGGATGCAGATCCAAAGAAGTATCGTGACTTCTGTCAGGATATTGGCGCAGCCAAGAGAGCCGAGGATCCAGATCACTGGGTAAAGATGTTTATGAATTCGCTTCTTGATATTCAGAAGAAGGATATGGATAACATGAATGATCCAGATACCTTCTGGAAGGAGCGGGTCGTAATCGTTGATGACTGCCGCTACCTGAATGAGATTAACTTTGGTAGAGCAATCGGTGCCGAGGTTATGTTCATCTCAGCGGGCGATAGAAAGCTCGAGGATCACGATGCAGAGTGGCGCAACCATGAGTCAGAGTCAGTAGCAAACAACTACGAGAATGGTGAGAAGGACTACAAGGACATGTTCGAGTGGGTGATTCATAACGATGGATCTGCTGCGGCTTTCGAGAGAAAGCTTAACGAACGATTCCCAATCATGCTTGGTCTATCACCCCATACGTGGGGAGATAAGTGTGACTGCGCTGGATGTGCAGCATTCTACCGAGATGAGAAGATTAGTCTAGAGGATCTATTTGGAGAGTTTGACGATGGGGCTTGACCTAGTTGCATACAAGGAATACAAGAATGGCGAAAACATTCTTGCAGATAATGATGTCTTTGTTGGCACCGAGTCGTTGGTTAGAAACACCGACGATCTCAATAGCATCAGAGGTAAGCAGTACTACTGGACTGTGCTGGATATAGCCAACGTCTCTCTGTATACCGAGATGATTAACAACACGGTGATTCGGCACATTGCAGATAGCCTAGAGGAATACAAGAAGTATCAGCGTGACAGTCAAGAGTTAAATGATTTGACTAAGTGGTTCAGAGTTTGTGCCGATAACGGTTTCTATGTGGGAGGTTCATGGTGATTCCAAGGTACGATGATTTAGATGATCTCATCAAAGAGCGTGACGAGGCATATGAGCAACTTGACCGCTACAAGAATGGATACGAAGGCGGTTGTCATGCGTGTGAGATTGTCGCGGTTCGCAATCAGGAACTTCTTGCCGAAATCGAACGCCTTCGTGCCAAACTTGATGAGGGGCTAGAGCTATGAAAGCAATCCTAGACGGAGACATCATTGCCTACCGTGCTGCATTCTGGGCTGATGCCGAGGGTGCTGACTTCCTAGAGGATAGGTTGCGGGACGATCTGATTCGCTGGACCCCGCCAAACTGTACCATCGGTGCTGTTGCTTTATCGTGCAGCAGATCCGATAACTTTAGAAAGCAGTACCTACCAGAGTACAAGGAACACCGCAACGCTAGACCAAAGCCAGACTGCATGGGCTATGCTTTAGATATTCTTAAGGACATTACCCCTGTCGTAATGGCAGATAACCTCGAGGCCGATGATCTGATGGGTATTGAGAAGTCAGCAGGCCGCATGGTTTGCGTGACAATCGACAAGGATCTTCAGCAAGTTCCTGGACTTTGGTGGGTACCAAGGCTGGAGGACTCAGATTTTCCCATCGAAATTCAAACAACCACACTAGAACAGGCTGATCGGTGGTTCTATCGACAGTGGTTGACTGGGGATTCAACCGACAATGTGGCAGGAATCTGGAAGCTTGGACCAAAAAAGGCAGATAAGTTATTGGACTCGACACCTACCCAAAACTGGACAGCTCTTGTGCTATCGCAGTACGAGCAAAGACCTAACAAAGATGGTGGGGCATACACCCTAGACAAGGCTATTGCAATGGGCATTGCCGTCCGAATCCTGCGGGAGGGTGAGGAAATCATGGGGTGGTTGCCCCAGGAATTCCGTTGAAAACGAACGTTAGACGAGAAGTAGAAAGGAACGACATGGAAAGCTATACAGCCAACACAACAACATTCGGAAATCCAACAAGCCTTAAGGTAGACTCTCAGGTCTACGCTAAGGAGAATACTATTTATGCTTCGGTTGGCAAGCATGGCTATCCTAGCAAGGCTACCTTAGGTAGTGCTGGCTTGGATCTTAGGGCTGATCTAATTGATTCAATTATCCTACAGCCAAATCAAACTAAAAAGATCTCTACAGGTCTTAAGCTAGCTCTTCCAGAAGGAATGGCTGTACTGGTAGTTCCTAGGTCTGGCTTGGCTATGAAGCATGGCATCACAGTCGCCAACTCACCAGGTCTTATCGACCCAGATTATCGTGGAGAGATCTGCGTTCTTCTACGAAACGAGGGAACTGAGGACTTTACGATTGAGGATGGTGATCGTATTGCCCAGCTTTTGTTTATTGAATTCAAGTCACCATCGTTTTGTAGCGTCGAGGAACTAGATCACACCCCCCGTGGGACTGGTGGTTTTGGCTCGACAGGAGTTTGAGATATATGAATACGTTTGAAAACTTTATCGCCGTTTCCCGCTATGCCCGTTGGCTTGAGTCGGAGAATCGGCGTGAGACTTGGGAAGAGACTGTCGACCGTTGGTGGAACTACATGTCTGACAAGGAGCCTGCTCTCCTAGAGAGGCCAGATATCCGTCAGGCTGTATTGAACCGCGAGGTATTCCCAAGCATGAGAGCGCTTATGACTGCTGGTCCAGCACTGGATCGCGATCATACCGCAATGTACAACTGCTCTTACCTTGAGATTGATGATCCCAAGGCATTCTCAGAGCTTATGTATATTCTGATGTGTGGTACTGGTGTCGGCTATTCAGTCGAACGCCGCTGCACTGACAAGCTTCCGATCATCGCATCGGAAATCAAGAGAACCGATAAGAAGATTGTCGTTGAGGATTCCCGTGAAGGCTGGTGCAATGCCATGCTTGAACTAATCAACGATCTCTATAATGGCATCCATCCAACATGGGACTGCAGCCTAGTAAGACCAGCGGGTGCAAGACTCAAGACCTTCGGTGGTCGAGCATCTGGTCCCGCACCCCTCGAGGCTGTGTTCAAGTTCCTAGTTGGTACCTTCAATAAGGCTAAGGGTCGTAGACTTTCTAGCCTCGAGTGTCACGACATCTGCTGCGTCATTGCCAACTCAGTTATCGTTGGTGGTGTTCGTCGCAGTGCAATGATCTCGCTGTCGGATCTTGACGATCACGACATGGCTAATGCCAAGTCTGGCAACTGGTGGGAGTCACACTCCTATCGGTCGCTTGCAAACAACTCAGCTGTATACAACAGCAAGCCAAACCTTGGCCGCTTCCTAGAGGAGTGGACCTCGCTGTACAACTCCTATAGTGGAGAGCGTGGTATCCTAAACCGCGAGGCGCTTGAGAAGGTTTGCTCAAAGCATGGCCGATCTGTACCAGATGGCACCAAGCTTGGTACCAACCCATGTTCGGAGATCATCCTTCGACCAATGGAGTTCTGCAACCTATCGACCATCGTCATTCGAGAGAATGATTCAAAGATGGATATCAGACGCAAGATTGAAATGGCTACCATCATCGGTACCGTTCAATCTAAGTTTACCTACTTCCCGTATCTGCGCCCACAATGGAAGCAGAACTGTGAAGACGAAAGACTGCTTGGTGTCAGTATGACTGGCATCTTTGACAACCTGTTTACAAGCGGTGCTGTATCACCCTATGAGCTGATCCAGTTCCTTCAGGATATTCGGGACGTTGCTCAGGATGTAAACCTACAATGGTCAGCTAAGATCGATGTTGAACCAAGCAAGGCAATCACCTGTGTGAAGCCAGAGGGCACAACATCTTGTCTTGCTGGTTGCTCGTCTGGTCTGCACCCACAGTATGCACCGCACTACATCCGACGAGTCAGGCTTGATAAGAAGGATCCACTGTACAATCTTATGAAGGATCAAGGAGTACCATGCGAGGACGAGGTCAACAACCCAGACTCAACCGCCGTGTTCTCCTTTGCCATGAAGGCACCTGATGCAGCCAAGACAACTCAGGATCTAGATGCCGAGACGCATCTAATTCTGTGGAGAATTTACGCAGACTATTATTGCGAACACAAGCCATCGGTAACTATCAACTACACCGATGCTGAATTCCTTCGGCTTGGTGCAAGGGTATATGAAGACTTCGATCACCTATCTGGTATCTCATTCCTTCCAAAGAGTGAACACACATATCAGCAGGCACCGTTCGAGGCTATTACAGCCGAAGAATACGACGCCTTTCCAAAGGTGGTTGTAGACTTTAGTCAGCTTCCTTTGTACGAAGCAGAAGACACCACAACATCATCACACGACATGGCCTGCACCGCAGGAGGATGTGAGATCAAATGAATAAGATTGAAATCGAAGAACAAATTAGAATCAAGTTCGAGAAGGGTCTGCCAGTAACTCCTCAGGAGTTTGGCAGAACCGTTCGAGTTCTTGTCAAGGCCATGAATACGCTTGTCGAAGAACTAGCTAAACTAAAGGAATTGGCAAATGAAGTATCCGTACCTGGATCCAAAGTGGATACCACTCCTTCGGGAAATGGTAATCAGACAACCATACGAGCCAAATCGAAGCTCTGAGTTACTTGCTAGAGACATGGCCTATAGTGCTGGTCGCGAGGATATCGTGACAAAGCTTGAATCAATCGTTAAACTTCAGGAGAAGAACAATGACATCAGATGAAATCTCACGATTGATGGATCAGTACTCAAGAGGAGATGTTTCAGAAGACTATTTTAGAAATGCCATAGCATCCTATAGGCAAGCAGAATTTACGCCAGAGCAATCCGCTCTTGCGAAGTATTATGAACGTACTTCAAGCCTATATGAAGAAAGAGCAAAAGACTATACGCAACAAAGACAAAAAGCAGAAGAGCAGCTTCGTGGCTTTCTTGTAGAAGAGGTAGAAAGATATAAGGCACAAAGTAAAGAGATGAGAAGGCTTCGTAACTTAGGTCGTGGTGCTGATTATGTTAAAATGTATGAACTTGGGCAGGCTAGTAGAAATATTTTGTCCATTGTAGGCCGCAGCTTTGCACCAGAAGAACTTCTTAAGCCAGATTTTGCGCAAACTGTAACATTTGGAAACTTAAATTATTCAATTAAACGAGCCACCTCACGGCGTGGAAATATTCTTACTCCTTGGGGCAAAACACAAATTGCATTTATGGGTGCAAGACTGTCTGAAGAAGATTACCTGTCTCAATCCTCTGTAGCTAGAGAAAAGTTTCAGACTCAAACTCAAAAGGATGCGGAAGAACAACGCAAAAGGTTTGAGGAAAACAAAGCATCCATTCTAGAATATGCAGAAAGAATGTTTACTCCGCGAAAAGCATACACAGAAAGGTCTCTATAATGGGTTCACCAAGAATTGATGGTGGCATGACCGCAGCAGAGCGACAAGCCGCCCTTCTAGAAGAAAGAAAGTATCAAGACGAACAGGAAGAGAAGCGCCGTCTTCAGGCTATTGCCGATGAGCAGGCGCGAGAAGAACGGGCCAGGGCAGAGAAAGAGCGTATTGCCGCCGAAGAGGCTCAGAGAATCGCTGACATTAACGCTGCCGAGCAGCAGATCATTGATGAGCGCGAGGCTCAGGAGGAGAAGGAGGAGTCTGGAAAACCAAAGCTTAGTTCAGCCTTCTCTGCAGCCCTGCTAAAGGGTCTTAAGTACGGAGAACCACCACAGTGAATCTCCGATACCGATTCGACTTTTTAGATGGGAATCGGGAAAGCAAGAAGAATAGAGCTAGGGCTTGTGCGGCGATCACCATTCCATTGGTAATGCCACCAGATAGCTGGGATGAGGGTAGACCCTTGCCTCAGCCTTACAATTCCGTAGGTAGTAGAGGGGTTACTGGACTTGCGTCTAGAATCCTATCGGCACTGATGCCGTTGAATGACACGCCATTCTTTAAGTTTGGTATGATTGATGGATCGGAAGCACCAACTGAAGTTGGAACATACCTTGAATCCTTATCATACCAGGTTTATAGAAAGCTGATCTCAACAAATCTACGAGAGATTGTATACCAAGCACTACAGTCACTAATTATTGCAGGCGATGCCCTGCTGATCATGGACGATAACTTCTTCTTCTCCCTGTATAGACTAGATCAATACGTAGTTCAACGTAACATCTCTGGAGAAGTCATCGAAGTAATCCATCAGGAATACGAGGTGGTTGATCCAGACGAGATTCGTTGGGATCAGGCACAGCTTGATAACAGACACGGATTCAAAACATTCTACTGTCAGTACCTACTTCAGGATGGCGTGTGGACATACACCAAGGAAGATAGTGAAGGTAACGTTGTATCGCAGGGAGAGTATATTGTTCCTCCATTTGCAGTACTTCGATGGCTTGCGCTTCCTGGTGAGAACTATGGACGGTCACATTGCGAGGATATCTACGGAGATCTCATGTCTCTCGAGGGATATACCAAGTCTTTGGTTGATGGTCTTGCCGCGTCCTCCACATTCTGGATCGGTATTGATCCAACTGGTGTAACTGAAGTAGACGATGTTGCTCCATATCGTAATGGATCGTTTGTATCCGCACGATCTGGCGACATCTTCACGATTACTCCAGCGGCAACAATGAACCCACAGGTTCAATCGGCATCCCGTGCAGTAGAAGAGATGCGTAGAGAGGTTGGTCAGGCATTCCTTACCGCCGCTCAGGCCATTCCTTCTGGCGATAGAGTTACGGCAACAGCCGTAAGAATGATCGGATCGGAACTGGAAACAGTTCTTGGTGGAGCATTCTCGTCTATTGCAAGAACTCTAATGGAACCGATTGTTGCCAGAACAATTGTTCTTATGATTGACAAGGGTCTGCTTGACCCAGGTCTGGAAGAGCAGTTCTTTGCTGAAGACGGCACCTTAAATACCCAGATAATCACAGGACTTCAGGCTCTTAGCAGAGACTCTGATCTACAGAAGCTCATGCAGCTTGGAGAGATGGTTAGAAACCTACCTCCAGAAGCAGTAGCTACCTTTAGATGGGACGCATATGCTGGAGCGTTGATCTCTTCGCTTGGATTTGATCCAAGACTTTGGGTAAAGGATGAGGAAACAGTAAGAGCGGAGCGTCAAGAGGCTCAAAATATGCAGACACAGATGGGCATTTCCCAGTCTATGGGACAGGGTGTTGCTCAGGCTGTTGGCGGTGCAGCACAGACCGCGCTACAAGATCCAGCAATTCAGGAACAGCTGCTTGGAGAAATAATGCAATGAGTACATTACGCTCTTTAGGCGCAATGGTTGATATTCCATATCTGCATCGCGTAGAGTATATTACTAATTCGGATGGACAAGTATCTTTAAAGGTAAATCATTCAGTTTATGTTGGTAAATTCAATTCACTTGATGATGCCAAAGAGGTTGTAAAGGGTATTCTAACTAAACTTGGTTGTAACAAGCCAGATGAAAGAATACTAACCATCCCAGCGGTTGGTGACTATATTGCTCCATCCTATGATTGGAAAAACATTACTGGTGTAGTGTTCTCACTACAGCCAAACAACGTTGTACGGGTAACTAGTGGTTTAAATACAAGAGTAACTTATACCAAAAACACGTATTCTAGTGCCGCCTATAAGGTCTCCAATACACTTTTTAGGCCAGACGATTATATTTTAAATGATGCGACATGGACCGATTTTGCATCTGGTGACGCCATTACCGCAACAGCTGGACAATACGTAGGATTTACAAAGAAATTTGCAAGCTCTTCTGGTGTTGACACCTTCACTATTACCGACGTTCCAACAAGCACCATAATCGATACATTTACTTGTACCATCAGTTAAGGATAAATAATGTCAGACAACATCGAACCAACGACTCAGCCAGTTGCTGAACAATCCGAGGTTTCAACTCCCGTCGACCGCGAGGCGGTTGCCTTTGAAACCCACGTGACACGAAACAACATCGATATTCCCTCTAACTTCAAGTCCGCTCAAGACTGGTTTACCGCCCTCAAGAGCGCACAGGGAGAGTATACAAAGGCAAGACAGGAGATTTCAGAACTAAAGAAGCGGCTTGAACCCTCACAGCCAGTCGAAACTGCGGCTCAGGAGCAACCACAGGAAGATCCAATTCCAGTGATTCCAGAGGAACTGCGGATTCCAGACAAGCCAAAGGTTGAAGAGCCAGCGACCAGAGAGACAAAGGAAGTCTCGCTGACACAGGATGAATGGACAGCCTACTCTACTGAGTTTACCGTAAACGGCACTCTTTCCGAAGAGTCTCTTGCGGCAATCAAGCAGAAGACGCAGCTACCAGACTATGTGATCAACGACTACCTTGAGGGACAGAAGGCCCGTCTCTCGCTAGCCTATGACAAGGCGGCACAGGCGATTGGAGGAAAGGATCAACTTGCCAGAGTATTTGATTGGGCAAGTAAGAATCTGACCGAAGCCGATCAAAAGGCCGTCAATGCAGCACTGGCTACACCTTCTTGGGAAGTTGCACTTCTTGGTCTAAAGGCCAAGTACGACGCAGCAAAGCCAAAGACAACCGCGAATGAACCACCAAAGGTTGGTGGCACGAAGGTTGGCGCGGCAACGGCAACGGCTAGTGCAACGGGTCCGTACACCAGCAAGTCCGAATTTTATACAGAGCGTAGCGATCCTCGCTTCGCTTCGGACCCAAAATTCCGCGCACAGGTAGAAACCAGAATGTCGCGGACAAACTTTAATTCATTACAATAAGGAATAGAAGACAATGGCATATCCAGATCTCGCAGCAGGCGATCTAGTTTATCGCTCAAACGTTGATGCAGGCATTTCAGGACCAATCGCCGGAGCAAACAAGCTTTGGCTTTCAGTTTGGTCAGGCGAAGTCATGCACGCATACGATGCATACAACATGTTCGAGTCTCTCGTTGAGAGCCGAACCATTTCAAGCGGTGTCTCAATGGAGTTCCCACTCACTGGCACCGTAAACCTCAAGCCAGCATGGGCAGCAGGCGAAGAGCTTACTGGCGGTAGCAACTCAGTCAGCACCACCATTGCTATCAAGCTTGACAAGCGTCCAATCGCAGCACACTTTGAGATGGACAATGTCGACCTCATGCAGACCCAGTGGGAGTTCCGCTCAGAACTCGCACGTCAGGCTGGTCTTACCCTTGCCAACACCCGCGACAAGCAGATTGCTGCATACATCGCCCGTGCTGGTATGGAAGACTTCAACTGGTCAGGCACCAACGATGCTGGCTCATACTCACTCACCGACCCACGCGGTGTTCCAACTGGTCCAGTATTCATTGCACCAGAGTTCGAGTTCCTTGGCAATCAGATCTCAGTTGGCACCAGCGACGAGCGCACCAATGCTGCACTCAAGGCTCTTCAGGCAGTCGAGGACTTCCTTGTCTACCTCCAGACCATCAACGCTCCAACCGAAGGCGTTTACCTTGCCGTAACTCCACGCGCATTCCAGGACATTCGTGCCCTTGGTGTTGCTCGTACCGACGCGGCAAATCCAAACTACCTACAGCCAATGTTCGGTGGCGTTGCTCAGGCTGGTGGCCTTGGCGCACAGCTCTCCCAGGGTCTCAACGGCCTCATGGACAGCCTCGACTACATGGGCGCAAAGATCATCAAGAGCAACCACCTTCCAGTCAGCAACTACACTGCTGGCGCAGTTGGCGAGGCTCGTTATAACCTCAGCTACGGCAACGCTGGTATTGTTGGTGTTGTCTTCCAGAGAGGCGCTGTTGCTGCACTCAAGCTTCAGGGTCTCAAGGTCGACACCGTCGATGACATCCGCCGAAACACCACCTTCACTGTTGCTAGCAGCATGAACGGCACTGGCGTTCTTCGTCCAGAGTGCGCGGCTGTTCTCGTTGGTCCAACCGCAACCAATACCGATACCGACACGGCCTGGGATCAGGCTGATAACAAGCTATTCACCAGTGCTGGTGCGGTATTTGCACAAGTTGATGGTGCAGGAAGCGGTGGCTCAGAGGCAGCTATGGCCCGCGCAATGCTTCGCGAAATCGCTGGTCTTACCCGCGAGTACGTGGAGACCGCAGCAAACGACTTCCCATACGCCTAAGTTCAGATCTAACTTCACCTCAACAGGAAAGGAGGGCAAGACAACGTGTTTGTTTCACAGCTTGTTGTCCGCTTTTGAAGGAGGTGATCCTAAATCTCTTCGATACCCACGGTATCGTCGTACAGCCATGCTCCCCCGAAAGGGGGAGTGTGGTTTTTCTCCCCAACATATAAGGAAAACACTATGGGTTATTTAACTAGACTAGACGCAGTGAATATGATGCTGCTATCAGCTGGAGAAAGCCTAGTGTCAGATCTCGAAGAAGCATCGGGGATTGACACAGGTATCTCTGAATTTCTATTGGATCAATTATCCCTAGATTATCAGATCAAGGGACAGAATGACAATAAGATTCGTAAGGTATACACTCCAGATAATGATGGCTACATCTTTATCACAAATCCAACGGATGATTACGCTGGAGTAATTTCCGCAACTCTCGTAAGCAAGCACATCAATGAAGACAACTACGTCATTCAGGCAAGGCTTACAGAGACATCTCCAGCAAAGCTATTCAATATGACCGACTCCACCGACATATGGAATGTCAATGAGGAGTATGTTGTCGATGTCATCTTCCTACTTAAGTGGGAACAACTTGACACCGCAGCGCAGAGGTCTATTCTTGGTGACGCTATGCGTCGATATCAGATGCTCGTTCAGGGTGATTCGGATGCTGATCGTAGCCTTGCTGAATTCCAGCTTATGTCTAGAATCAAGGCAAAGCAGAGCGATTCAGCCGACAAGAACAGAAACATTTTTGAAGTTAATCCAGACGCTAGGTACTCGACATATCGATATCCCTATACTAACTGGACAAACTATAGACGAAGAGGACTGTAATGCAACCAGCTATCATCTCAATTCCAACACTAAGTGGTGGGGTGAGCAGACAGCCAGCTTCCAGAAGAACGGCATTTGAAGCCGAGGAGCTGGACAACTGTCTAGTTACCTTGGAAAGATCAATTGAAAAGAGACCTGGATTTACCGTGTTGTCTGGAAGCGGAGGATATGACCTAAGCTTTCTGCCATCGTCGGCAAAACCAGAGTTTGTGTGGTTTCAAGTAGATAGAGAAAGACGCTTTTTAATTATCGTAGATAGAAGTGCTGTAAATCCAGCAGCAAATCTTATCTATATTATGAAGGTATCAGACAATTCGTGGACATCAGTAACTCCCGCCAACCAGTGGGATCCAACGGATGCTGATCTTGCCGTTGTAGACGATGCCGATACGGCATCTATCGATAGCGATGATGTTAGATATCCAGTAAAGGTAGCTGCAGCATCCTATGGAGATAACAACACAAAGGCGGTCTACGATCAGGCTTTAGCAAACGGCATTCTATCCAGAGTAAGTAGAGATTATGTCGTTTACTCAAGCGACAAGACGCTCAAGACACTGCAGACTGGATTGAATCTTCTGTTTCTAAACACAGCAGTAAAGGCTGGATTCACATCTGGAACTTCTGGAAAGACAGTTGACTTTACTGGAGCAGAAACCGATATTGATGATGTAATTGGAGCAAAGGTTACATACTTTACCTCCGCTAAAGTAAGCAAGGTAAGTGGAGATAGCCGTCTTTACTATGATGCTTCGTTTCCAGCTGCTCTTACTAAGGATCCAAATCTAACTAACAAGTTCATTCCAGTTGAAGACTTCATCTATGGAGACTTTGAATCTCCGTGGCTTGGACAATCAGTCGCAGCCTTCAATGAACTTAGATTTCCACCAGACCTCAATGACTGGTTTGCAAACAACGGCAATCCAGACACCTCAGACACAAGTGCAGCAGACATGCTCAAGTTGCTGTATGACAGCAAGACAGAGTATGCAGGAACCATCGATGGAAATGGAAAGATCTATTTCTGCGATGGACCATATCTTGAAATGCGATCTGGATACTATAGAATTGTATCCTTTCCAGAGGGTCTAGAGTCCACGGCGCATAGTGGTCCTGCGGTTGACGGCGCTGGTGTGCCCTATACCCAGCGTGTTAGAACTCCAGACTACTGTTCCGTCATTGACAAGAACAGAATGCCTCAGCGTCTTACCTATACGGATACTGGATGGACTCTTCAGCCAGTTGATTGGACACCAAGACTAAATGGAGACAGAGACTCAAACCCAGGACCGTCTCCATTCATGGAAAATGACGAGGCTGTGCATGTCGAGATCAACTCACTATGCAACTTCAGAGATAGAATCTTCTTCTCTGCGCGAGATGTAGTATTCTCCAGTAGACTTGGAGACCTCGAGAATCTATGGCTTGATGATCCGTCAAACATTACATACATAGATCCAATTGACATTCGTGCAGCAAGCAACACCTACTCAGAGATCACGGCAATGTTGCCGTTCAATAAGTATATGTTTATCAACAGCCGTGGTAGCGTTCAGTTTGAACTTAAGGGAGATGATAACGTCATCTCTCCGTTAACGGCAGAGATTTCAAGCACAACATTCTACACAACTCTCGAGGGAACCGACCCAGTAACGCTTGGTTCGCAGATTTACTTCTATGCACCATCGAGACTATATGTTTACTTTAATGCAGACAGTCGAGAATTTAACACGGCACTAGAGTTGTCATCAACAATTCCAGACTACCTACCAACAAACATAGGTTCTATATGTGTTGCCACGTCTCAAAACTATGTCATTGCTGTAGATGCTGATGCAAAGCAGAACATTTATATCTACGGAAACAGATTCTCTAGCAATGAGATTGTACAGTCTGCATTCTGGAGATATGTACTTCCACAGGATGTCGAAGCATACTCAATCAATGTATGGGATAACTACCTGTATGCTGTTGTAAAGACAAGTACTGATGGCGATAGATGGTTTATCTATAAGAATCTACTTGAGCGAGAAGACGTCGACGTACCTCGACTTGACGGAATGCTTTGCTTTACTTTATCAGCTGGTAGTATAAATGAAGAAACGGAACAAATCACGATTCCATATATTCTTCCAGATGGAAATGTATATCTTTGGGTTGAAGGAGAAATGATTGAACTTACTGAGAGAGAAAACTCGGCTGGTCAATCAATTTTCTACTACGGTGGGATCGACATTACACAATACTATGGAAAAGCCGTGTATGTTGGTGTTGGTTTTAGAATGCTTGCTAGATTGTCAACCGTTCTATATAGAGCAGATAATCAAGTTGTTGAAGGCGTTTTAAATCTCAAGACAATGACAACAAGACACCACAATACTGGTTCCTATAAGGTTGTAGCAACCAGATTGAATAGAACTAATCCACTTGAGTCTGAGTTTTCGGCAACGAATTTAACAGACTCTGGGTATATCGATGTCGATGGAATCTTCGTATCGAAGATCTTTGGGGTATCTGAGGATACCGTGATTGACATCATCAACGATACACCGTCTCCGTGCAACATCACGCAGATAGAATTTAGAAGTATCTTTAACAGAAAGAATTCCTCAAAGAGGTAACATGCCGACAAATACAGACTTAACAAATACGTATTTCGATACGAATTACGAAGTCCCAGTATCCTATGCACCCATTGACTTCTTGGATACTTTCGATATACAGGATCAGATTTCTGTATTTAGAAAGGACGTACCAACACTGCTTGGTCTATCCAATGTAAGCACAAGGGAATACAGGGCACTTGGACTTGTTCAATCATCGTGGATTACTATTGATGAGGCGACTAATACCATCACTGAAATTACTATTCCAGAGAATTATGCCGTAACCTTAGACAACGGCACTACAGTATATCTTCCGCCCATAGCTGCTGGTGAAAAGATTAGAGTGTTTAGAAAGCAAGTCTATTCTTCTCCATTAGTTACGTGGCTTACTGGTACAAGACTAACGGCATCGCAGTTCAATGTCAATACAGCCCAACTGCTTGGTGCCATTCAGGAAATTCACGACACCCTTGATCTTGTACCGAGATCTGATGATCCGAATTATGCAGACAAGGATTACGTCGATGATCAGATTGACCTAAACGTAACCACACAACTTGGCGTTGCTACTGGAATTGCCACTCTTGGTCTTGATGGAAAGATTCTTCCAAGCCAACTTCAAATTGGATCTGGAGAACTTGGTGGAACATTCTTTGCACAAGAGGTGGGTCCACAGTGGATTCCCTCAACATTAGAGTTTGAGTTTGGTTCTATCTGGTACAGCCTTACAAACGGTCGCGTATATATCTGGCTTCCTAAATCCCCCGCCTTTCCCGTAGATGGTGTTGGCTTTTGGGTAGATATGTCAGCACCAGTATTAGGAGTATCATAACATGGCAATTAGCTTTCCAACAAGTCCAGCCGATAACGAGCCTTACACAGAGGGTTCTCTTACCTGGAAGTATACTACTAGCGATAATTCATGGACCGTGCAAACTCTTTCGCAGGCTGGTCTAGACAACTCAGTGAATCATAACAAAGAAATTGTTTTTCTTGTTAATACCGATAATACAATAAACAATTTAACCCCTTCAGGCACGGGATTGAGATGGAATGCAACAACTCGTACACTAAAGATTCGACAAGATGAAACTCCGTTAACCTATCTTACATTCGAGGATAGCACGGGTGTCATACTTAATATGTTTAATGAGAGGGGTGTTCTTGATAAGGCTGGTAGAATCTTCTATCACGCATCAGATCCAACCCCTCATGCGGATGATACTGGTCTTCTTTGGTATGATACCGTTAATTCATCGCTTGGTGTATGGAACGGTACAACTTGGGACACGGCGGCTGGTAACGTTTCTACTGGAAACGAACAAACCTTTGTGGAAGATCAGACATTCCAAGCAGATGTTTTACTTAGCGGTTCCGCTGATATAGCATCTACGGGTGCCTCCAGCACACTAAGACTTAAGGCTAGAGATGGATCCAATGTCAAGAAAAACGGTATCTCTATTACAAACACAGCCGTTACAGTCCATCCCGAACTAGATGTATCATCACTGAGTGTAGGATCAAAAAACATAATTGCAACGCTTGCGGATGACCAAACAATCGCTGGACAGAAAACTTTTACAGCTGGTATTCTATCAAACTCAATGCTTGGTACTGGCTATGATGTAAAGGTACTTGCTGATGATACTGCAAATAGTCGTGGAATTACAGTCAAGGCCAACTCTTCAACCAGTGGAATTATAGTTAAGGCTACAAATGCAAGCAATCAAGGATCGTTGAGTGTAACAGGCAAGACAATTTTTGGCGATGATGTCGATCTGACCTCTGGAAAGACCTTGTATAGCCATAGTACGGTATCAAATACTGTAAGCTATGGTCAGTTCAATCTTACGAGCGGAACAACAACACTTGCCCAAACGCAGATTACGCCCCCAAATCTTGGTCCGCTCACGATGACCGCAATTACAGGAGCAGGCACCAGCCAATCCTTTACGGTCACAAACAATGGAACCCAAACAGTTGGTTTCTACTATACCAGAGAGCAAAGGCGTGATGATGCTGATTATAGAGTTACTTGTGGAACCTTCTTTGTTAGGGTTGCTGCTGGTGTTACTCTAACACTTGGTGTGTCTTCCCCAATTGTATCAGGACCATCACCAACCTACGACACATATAGCGGATCTGGAACTGGTTGGCGATATGATATTGTTAGATCTGTACCCCCAGGAATTGATCCAAGCGTTACGTCTACACACGCAATCGCGATTAAACTAGAAATGGCTGGCGTGGTGACACTATGACGGTTGAAGCACTTCTAGCCGTCATTGGTTCCATTGTAATTCCGCTTGTAGGCTGTGCTGTTTGGCTAGCTGGTAGACTTGCTAGGTTAGAAGGCGAGATCAAGTCATTAAGTCAACTCAAGGTATATGAAAACAAAAGCCTTGATAACAGAATTAGCAAGTTAGAAAGACACGTTCACGACATACGCAATTATTTGCAATCGCTATCGTTATCGCTTGTTAGAGGATCGGAGGTTCGTAGTGACAACATACCGCATCTTGATGATAATGATGACACTACTAGTTTTATGCAGTTGTAGTCAGGTAAAACGAATTCAAACAAACTCATTTGATATTCAAGACCTAGCTCAAGAAGCAATAACTAACTATGAAGGAATCATCGAAGCAACAGAACAAACTCCACCAAGACTCAGAGAAATTGTCGAAAGATCCCATCAAGGGATTTCGCAACAGACCGAGATCCTTGAGAAAGCCAAAGACACGATCTTACAAACCTCGCAAGTAGTTGATGCTACTCCAAAGTGGCAGGAACTAATTGAGCTTGGTTTGTGGACTGCGTTGATTGTAGCTGTTGTGATAGGAGCTTGGTATCTTGGCCTTGGTACAGTAACTAGAAAACTGTTTGGCTTTATTCCAGAAGCAAAGAAAGAAGAGGCAAAGCTTCTTAGGGAAGCACTTGACGATGAATCTTCTACAGAGCTTAAGGAGGTAGTTGCCTATCTTAGGGCAAAGGATCCAGAGCTAAACAGAGCATATAAGGCTATGAATAAAAATGAGACCAAACGTAAACGACCCGATCAATAAAAAGTTTTCTGACATCTCCTTAACGTTAAAGACGCATACGCATCCCGTTTCGGCTTTAAGACAGGGAACGGCAACAAATGGTCAAGTATTAACTTGGAGTGATGCAGATCTTTCGTGGGTTCCCGCACCAGCTGGTGCTGGCGGTGTTACTGTTAGTGGAACAGAAAACGAAATTGTAGTTACATCTACAGGTTCTTCTTACATTGTTGGCCTTACCGATAACATTACCGTTACTGGTGTAAACACTGGTTCGCTTACGTTAGACACGACGATAACAGACCCAACTTTAAATCCTGGTGAGTTATCTTGGGATACAGATTACCATACGGCCATTCTACAAACGACCAATGGGGTTGAGTTTCACTTAGGTACTGGACTTTATCAAAGAGTTCACAATTCGTCTAACGTAACTATTAATAAGGGTGACATTGTATATGTATCTGGTTCTCAGGGAACAGATACCTTACAAGTAACCAAGGCTATTGCCACTTCAGAAGCAACATCAGCTCCAACTGTTGGCTTGGCATGTGAAAATCTTGCACACGGAGATGATGGTTATATTCAAGTTTACGGTCTATTACAAGGATTAAATACCAACATCTATTCAAGTGGTCAACCAATCTATCTAAGCAGTACGGTTGCTGGGGGTTGGCAAACATCTTTACCAACTGCCCCTAATCATGGTACATTTGTAGGTTGGGTTGTTAAATCAGCTGGTGGTGGAGCTGGAAGTATCTTTGTTAAGATTCACAACTATAATGAACTAGAAGAGTTGTCAGACGTTTACATTCCAGAGCCAATAAATGGAGATGTATTAACCTACAGTACAACAAATCAACGGTGGGAAGCAGCGCAGCCTAGTGGAGGATCGTTACTTGCCGCTGGCAATATTGATGGTGGCGAACCAGATACAAACTATGGTGGTATTGCCCCATTTGATGCAGGAGGAGTTTAATGGCAGTAGTTATTCAACTTCGCCGTGGAACAGCGGCGCAGTGGACATCAGCCAATCCAATCCTCGCTGTTGGCGAACTTGGGATTGAAACTGATACTGAAAAATTTAAGATTGGAAATGGATCTAGTG